TTACGTCTTGGTAGTAGAATTATAGGTAAGTGTATGATGGGATCAACATCTAACGCTTTAGATAAAGGTGGTGATAACTTTAAAAAGTTATATAACGACAGCGATGTTACAAAAAGAAATAGAAATGGTCAAACACGTTCTGGTTTATATTCTTTGTTTATCCCAATGGAATGGAACTATGAAGGTTTTATTGATGAGTTTGGACGACCCGTATTTAATACCCCAACACGAGAGTGTCATGGACCAGACGGTGAATTGATAGATATAGGTGTTATTGATCATTGGGAAAACGAAGCAGATGGATTACGCGATGATCAAGATGCGTTAAACGAGTTTTACAGGCAGTTTCCAAGAACTGAAGAACACGCGTTTAGAGATGAAACAAAAAATAGTATATTTAACTTAGTTAAGATATACGAACAAATAGATTACAATGAAGGTATTAGAAGTAGCGCTGCTGTTACTTCAGGAAACTTTCAATGGATCAACGGCGTAAAAGATACTCAAGTAGTTTTTATGGCAGATCCAAACGGTAGATTTAATGTTAGCTGGGTACCATCGACAACTATGCAAAATAGAGTTGTTTTAAAAAACTGTGTTAAATATCCTGGTAACGAACACGTAGGAGCTTTTGGTTGCGATAGTTACGATATATCAGGTACTGTTGATGGTAAAGGCTCTAAAGGAGCTTTGCACGGACTAACTAAGTTTAGCATGGAAGATGCTCCGCCAAACCACTTTTTTTTAGAATACCTTGCTAGACCACAGACTGCAGAAATGTTTTTTGAAGATGTACTTATGGCTTGCGTATTTTACGGCATGCCAATACTAGCAGAGAATAACAAGCCAAGATTATTATACTATTTTAAACGCAGAGGTTATAGAGCTTTTAGCATGAATAGACCAGATAAACTTTGGAACAAGTTATCGGTAGCAGAGCGCGAAGTGGGAGGTATCCCTAACTCGAGTGAGGATATAAAACAAGCCCACGCTGCTGCTATTGAAATGTATATAAACGATTACGTTGGTGTTAAACAAACAGGTGAATACGGTAATATCTATTTTAATGATACTCTTATTGACTGGTCTAAGTTTGATATTAATAAGAGAACGAAGTTTGATGCTTCTATAAGTAGTGGTTTAGCTATAATGGCTTGTAATAGACATTTATATAGACCAACAGCTGAAAAGCAAAGAACCAAACTGAATATAAATATAGCTAGATATAGCAATCAAGGAGCTATGTCTAAAATAATTAAACAATAAATATGGCAGAGTCTGTTGTAAAGAGTTATTTTCCTAGCCAAGCGGTTAGTGATATTGAAAAAGTAAGCTACGACTACGGGTTGAAAGTAGCAAAGGCTATAGAGGCAGAGTGGTTTAATAATGAGAAAAATATACGAAACGCTAAATACAACGTTGTTAAAAACGATTATCATAAGTTAAGACAATATGCTAGAGGCGAACAATCAATACAAAAATATAAAGACGAATTATCTATCAACGGTGATTTGTCTTATTTAAATCTAGACTGGACTCCAGTTCCTATAATTCCTAAATTTGTAGATATTGTTGTTAACGGTATGTCTGAAAGGATGTACGATATTAAAGCTTACTCTCAAGATCCATTTGGTGTTGAAAAGAGAACTAAGTACATGAACGATATATTAGACGACATGCGCATGGCTCAGTTTAACGACTATGTAGCAGAAGCGTTTAACGTAGACATGTACAACAATAATCCTGATGAATTACCAGAGTCTAAAGAAGAGCTAGAGCTTCACATGCAGCTAACATACAAGCAAGCTGTAGAAATATCACAAGAGCAAGCTTTGTCAACTTTAATGGAAGGTAATAATTATGAGCTTATTAAAAAGAGGTTTTACTACGATCTAACAGTTTTAGGTATTGGTGCTGTTAAAACTTCTTTTAACACATCTGAAGGAGTAACAATAGATTACGTTGATCCTGCTAATATGGTTTACTCTCACACAGACTCTCCATACTTTGAAGATATATATTACGTAGGTGAAGTAAAAGAAATACCATTTAACGAGCTAGCCAAACAGTTTCCTTTTTTAACTGAAGAAGATTTAGAAGATATACAAAAGAAAAACTATAAGAACTATTATAGTTATAGAAACACTACGTCTTATCAAGACGCTGACAACAATATGGTTCAAGTTTTATATTTTAATTATAAAACATATATGAACCAAACTTATAAGTTAAAAGAAACTGGTAGTGGATCTGAAAAAGTAATAGAAAAAGATGACACTTTTAATCCACCTGCTGATGCTGAAGGTAATTACGCTAGACTACAAAGATCTATAGAAACTTTATATGAAGGCGCTATTATATTAGGTACTGATAGACTTTTAAAGTGGGAGATGTCTAAGAACATGATGCGACCTAAAAGTGATTATACTAAAGTTAAAATGAACTATGCTATTGTAGCGCCTAGAATTTATAAAGGTAAAATAGATTCATTAGTAAATCGTATCACTGGCTTTGCAGATATGATACAGCTTACACACTTAAAGCTACAACAAGTTATGTCTAAGATGGTTCCAGACGGAGTTTATTTAGACGCTGATGGTTTAGCAGAAGTTGATCTTGGTAACGGAACAAACTATAATCCACAAGAAGCTTTAAATATGTTCTTCCAAACAGGTAGTGTTATTGGTAGATCATTTACGCAAGATGGCGATATGAATCCAGGTAAAGTACCTATTCAAGAAATCACATCTGGTAGCGGTGGAAACAAGATGCAGGCGTTAATAGGTAATTATAATTATTACTTACAAATGATACGCGACGTAACCGGACTTAATGAAGCCCGTGACGGTAGCATGCCAGATAAAAACGCTTTAGTTGGAGTGCAAAAGCTAGCAGCGGCAAATAGTAATACGGCTACAAGACATATACTGCAAGCCGGTTTATATCTAACCCAGCAAACAGCAGAGTGTTTATCACTTAGAATATCTGACATACTAGAATATTCGCCGACAGCTGACGCTTTTGTTCAAGCCTTAGGAGCACACAATGTTGCTACGTTAGAAGAAATGTCAGAGCTACACTTGTATGACTTTGGCATATTTTTAGAACTAGCACCAGACGAAGAGGAAAAAGCAATGCTTGAAAACAATATTCAAATGGCTTTATCAGGTGGTCTTATAGATCTTGAAGATGCTATTGAGCTTCGTATGATTAAAAATATAAAACTAGCTAATCAGTTACTTAAAATACGAAGAAAGAAAAAAGCTGAAAAAGATCAAATGATGCAACAGCAGAATATACAAGCTCAATCACAAGCTAATGCACAAGCTCAACAGGTAGCTGCTCAAGCTGAAGTTCAAAAGAATCAAGCTATAACACAACAAAAAGCTCAGCTAGCTCAAGCGCAGAGTCAAATAGATATGGCTAAGATGCAAGCTGAAGCAGAGCTTAAAAAGCAACTAATGGCTTTAGAATTTGAATACAATATGCAGTTGAAAGGCATAGAAGTTGAAGGTCAAAAGTCTAGAGAAAAAGAAAAAGAAGATCGCAAAGACGAAAGAACTAAGATACAAGCTTCACAGCAAAGTGAGCTTATAGACCAAAGAAAAACAGGTGGAGCACCTAAAAAGTTTGAGTCTGCCGGTAATGATATACTTGGAGGTGGATTTAACTTAGGTAGCTTTGAACCTAAGTAAATACTAATTTTTTATATTTTATATTATGGAACAAGAACTAGAGAATGTTGAGGAAACTCAACAGGTGGAAGAAACTAAATTTATGTCTGACGGAGACGACAGCGTTATTAAAATAGATTTAAGTAAACCACCAAAAGAAAAAACAGAAGAAGAAGATGCCACTACAGAGCAAAGCACAGATGAGGTACCTGTTCGCAACGAATCCGAAGTTAGCGAAGAAGTACGTGAAGAAAACGTCGAAGCAGCAGTTGAAGAACCTACCGGAGAAGAAGAGCGGGTTCAAGATGAAGAAGCACCCGTTGTTGAGGAGGTAACTGAAAAAGTTGAAGAGCTTGCTGAAGAAGTTGAAGAAGCTGTTGCTGAAGCCGAAGCTACTGGCAAGTCTTTACCAGAAAATATCCAGAAGTTAGTAGACTTTATGGAAGACACTGGTGGAAGCTTAGAGGATTACGTAACGCTTAATCAGGATTATTCAGATATGGATAATTTAACAGTGTTGCAAGAGTATTACAAACTAACTAAACCTCATCTCGATGCTGAAGAAAGATCGTTCTTAATGGATGAAACTTTTTCTTACGATGAGGAAGTTGATGATGAAAAAGATATTAGAAAAAAGAAAATAGCCTTAAAAGAGCAAGTTGCCGAGGCTAAAGCCTACTTAGACGGGCAAAAGTCTAAATATTACGAAGATATTAAAGCTGGAAGTAAGCTTACTAATGAGCAACAGAAAGCTATTGATTTCTTCAACAGATACAACAAAGAGTCAGAAGAGACTAATAAAGCTAGTGAAACAGCTAAATCTTATTTTATTAAGGAAACTGATAAAGTTTTCAACAACAATTTCAAAGGTTTTGAATACAATGTTGGTGATAAAAGATATAGATTTAATGTTAAAAATGTAGACACGGTGAAGCAAGAGCAGAGCAGTATTGACAACTTCGTTAAAAAGTTTTTAACGGACGACAATAAAGTTGCAGACGCTAAAGAGTATCACAAGTCTATTTTTACAGCTAACAACGCTGATGCTATAGCTAAACATTTCTACGAACAAGGCAAGGCAGATGCTATGAAAGATAGTATTGCTAAATCTAAAAATGTAGATATGACACCTAGACAAACTCATGGCGAGATTGAAACAGGTGGAGTTAAGTATAGAGTGTTAAGTGATTCTGGTTCTAAGTTTGGATTTAAAAAACGAAAATAATTTATTTAACATTTAAAAATTACAATTATGGCAATTACTGCAGGTGGTAGTTTAAATAGTGTTCCTGCTCCACAGCAACAAGCACTTAATTCAAACTACATCGATTTTACTGCGCAAGCAACCGCTGGTTGGGCGCAACAATACCTGCCTGACTTGATGGAAAAAGAAGCTGAGGTTTTTGGACCTCGTACAATTTCTGGTTTCCTTTCTCAAGTTGGCGCAGAAGAGGCTATGACTTCTGATCAAGTCGTATGGTCTGAACAAGGTAGGTTACACCTTTCATTTAAAGGACACGTTGAATCAAATGCTGGTGGTACAGCTTCAGGTGGTCAAATTCAACTTGAAGTTGATATTGATGGTCAAGCTGTTGTCTCTGGTTCTTTACCTGTTCGTGTTAACGATACTGTTTTAATAGCAAACTCTGAAGGAGTTGTTAGATGTATCGTTGAAGCGGTAGCTACAGACATCATTGATGTACAACCTTATTCTCACGCATCTTTAAACACTGCTGGTTTATCAACTACAGGTGGTAGTCAAACTACTACTGTTTTAGTTTATGGATCTGAGTATGGTAAAGGTATGAGCTACTTAACAGCTGGTGACGGTGCTGCTACTGAAACTAGAGGAGCTAACGAGCCAAGATTTACAACTTTCACTAACAAGCCAATTATCTTAAAAGACTTTTATGAAGTATCAGGATCTGATGCATCTCGTATTGGTTGGGTAGAAGTTTCTGGTGAAGCTGGACAATCTGGTTACTTATGGTACTTAAAAGCTGAAGCTGACACAAGAGCTCGTTTTAACGACTACTTAGAAATGGCTATGCTAGAAAGCGAGTTAAACTTAGCTGCTTCTACAATTGATGGTTCTGCTCTTGTAGCTGGATCTGCAGCTGGTGCTGGAAATGTAGGTACTGAAGGTTTGTTCGCTGCTATTGAATCTAGAGGTAATGTTACTACTGGTGTTACTGGTGTTAACGCTGCTACTGATTTAGCTGAATTTGATGCTATCTTAGCTGAGTTTGACTCTCAAGGAGCTATTGAAGAAAACATGTTATTCGTTAACCGTGCTACATCTTTAGCATTTGACGATATGTTAGCTTCTATGAACTCTTACGGTGCTGGTGGTACTTCTTACGGAGTATTTGAAAACGACGAAGATATGGCGTTGAACCTAGGTTTCTCTGGATTCCGTAGAGGTTCTTACGACTTCTATAAGTCTGACTTCCGTTACTTAAACGATAAAGCTACTCGTGGATCAATTAATGATGCTAATGCTTCAAACGCAATTAGAGGTATTATTGTTCCAGCTGGTGTATCTACTGTTTATGATCAAACGTTAGGTAAGAACATTAAGCGTCCTTTCTTACACGTGCGTTACCGTGCTTCCCAAACAGATGATCGTAGAATGAAGACTTGGACTACTGGTTCTGTTGGAGCTGCGACTACTGCTTTAGATGCAATGAGAATTCACATGCTGTCTGAAAGATGTTTAGTTACTCAAGGTGCTAACAACTTCATGTTGATGAAGTAGGCAATATTATTAGGTCGAGGACTTCGGTCCTCGATCTTTTTTTTTAATTTTTTATTATATTATATCATGGCAAAAAAACAAAAAATAGAAAAGGTAGAGGTACCTGTTGTTGAAGCACCAATTGCTGAAGCACCAAAACCTAAAAAAGTTGAACCTAAAAAATTTGAAACTAAAAAACCAAGTTGGGAGATAAAAGATAGAGTTTATTATTTAAAGTCTAACAGAAAACCTTTAAGTAGATCTATTAAATCTTCAAATGTTTTTTGGTTTGATGAAGAAAAAGGTTATCAAAGAGAGTTAAAATATTGTCAAAATCAAAAAACTCCTTTTGTAGATGAAATGATAGGCGACCAAAGATTAGCTCATATAATATTTAGAACTGGAGCTTTGTTTGTTCCTAAAGAAGAAACAACTTTACAAAAGCTTTTGTCTTTGTATCATCCTGATAAGGATAAACTTTTTTACGAGTTTAAACCTGTTGAAGAAGCTAAAGATGAACTTGACTGGCTAGAGCTAGAAGTTGAAGCATTAACTATAGCTAGAAATATGGATATAGAAATGGCAGAAGCTATTATGCGTGTAGAAAAAGGTTCTGAAGTTGTTAAGATGAGTTCTAAAGAGCTTAGAAGAGATTTACTACTGTTTGCTAGACAAAATCCAGTTTTGTTCTTAGAGTTAACTAATGATGACAACGTGCAGCTTAGAAACTTTGGTATTAAAGCTACAGAAGCTGGAATTATTAAGTTATCATCTGATCAACGTTATTTTATGTGGGGATCTAATGATAGAAAAATAATGACAGTACCATTTGACGAGCACCCGTATTCTGCACTAGCCGCTTGGTTTAAAACAGATGAAGGTATGGAGATATACTCCAACATAGAAAAGCGCTTAAACGCGTAATCACTATATAGTATAGCAGCCACTCTATTAGGGTGGTTGCTTAACTATAAAAATATAAATAATGGCGGTAAGTATAAACACGGTATATCAAAGAGTTTTGGCTATGGCCAATAAAGAGCAAAGAGGTTATCTAACACCTCAAGAATTTAACTTATTAGCCAATCAAGCTCAGCTAGAAATATTTGAGCAATACTTTTACGATATAAATCAATTTAACAGAGCTAAAGGAAACTCAACAGAGTTTTCTGATATGCTTCATATATTAGAAGAAAAAATATCTGCATTTAGAGTTAATGAATCTACTTTAACAGCGTCAACGCTTCCTTTTGAAGACACTTTTCAAGCTGACATAACAAATTGGACTACTACTAATGGTACTAATGGAACTGTTACTCATGTAGCTCCAGCTTCCACTAACAACTTTGATGGAGGTATAAAAATACTACAAAACGCTAACGCTGGAAACATTAGCACCACGAGCGCTAACTTTACGCTAACAGCTGGTAAACAATATGTATTTGAGTGGAGCGTTATAGATATGCAAGAACCTACTTCTTATAGCGTAATTATAAATGATGCTGGATCTGCAGCTCATACTTTTGAAGACTTAGAGCCAAACGTTGGTAATAACGAATTTACTTTTGTTGCTGATACTACTGGAAATCACAACATACAAATAATAAACAACGATACCGGTAATAATAGTGATTATATAACTATTGGCTATGTTCAGGTTTACGAAATAGATAATACTACTCTACCCACAAATCTATATAGACTTGGTGAGGTTTTTTACAAAGAAACTACTGATACTTATCACAAGACAGTAGCTGAAGTAAACTCTAATGAAGTAACAAAGTTTAATCAATCGCCGCTAGCTAGACCTACAACTAAAAATCCAGTGTATGTTAGATCAGGCGTAAACTCTATAACTATATATCCAACAGCTTTAGCGACAGGTTCTACTGTAACTTGTAATTATATTAAGCAACCAACAAGCGTGTCTTGGGGTTACAACGTTGGGCCTGCTAAAAAAGCCGTTTATAATGCTAGTTCTACTACAGACTTTGAGCTTCACGAGTCTGAAGAATCTACGTTAGTAAACAAAATACTTCTATTAGCCGGCGTAGTTATAGAAAAACCTCAACTAAGCGGTATAGCTGGAACTATGGTAAACGAAGAAAAACAACAAGAAAAAGCATAATTAAATGGGGTTATTAGACGGAACAACAGCGAGCGGTTATTATAACAGTAGTGATTTAGGTAATTATCAATTTACATCTCTTCAAGATGTTATAAATCAGTTTATGATAGCATACGTTGGGGAGGATAAAATCATATCTAAAGTTAAAAGACCTGAAGTAGTGTTTCATGCTCAGCGTGCTTTACAAGAATTTAGCTTTGACGTTTTTAAATCTACTAAAGCTTACGAAATAGTAGTTCCTTCAACTTTAAAACTTCCGATGCCTCAAGACTATGTCAACTATGTGAAGCTAACTACGTCTGACGCTAGTGGTATAGAGCACGTTTTATATCCAGCGATAAAAACTAGTAACCCATCAAACATAGCTCAAACAGCTACGCCTGGTGATGCGCCTTTTTATGAGTTTACTAATAACGAAATAGTTTTAACTACAGAGTCTGACACTAGCACTAACTTTTCTTCAATAACACCTATTGAAAATCAAGATAATTACGACGATGATAATTATGATTTTTTAATTGGTCAAAGATACGGTCTTGATCCTGCTCATGCTCAAATAAACGGATCTTTTTACATAGATGATTTAAGAGGCTTTATACATTTTAGCTCTAATATTTCTGGTAAAACTGTAATACTAGAGTACATAAGTGATAGTCTTGGGACTGATGATGAAATGCAAGTTCATAAGTTTGCAGAAGAAGCAATATATAAACAAATAGCATACGCTATACTATCTACAAAAGCTAACGTTCCTTTAGGTTTAGTTGCTTACCACAAAAAAGAAGCTAG